TTGTCGACGACTATGGCGAGGTCATTGAACTTGCCGCAATCCAACAGGTGCTGCGGACATTGGCCGCGCAGGAACGGGTGCGGCGCAGCTAAGAACAACTCCACCGCCTCCGGGCCGCCCAGCAAGCGCAACAGTCGGTTGCAGATTTCGGTCTCGCTCATATCCCACCACCTCCGCACATGGCGGACATTGCGGCTGCATGGTCTCGGGACACCACGGCCAGAAGAAGTGCGTGCCCAGCATTCCGAACACGATCCCGACCGCGAACGGCAGCAGCGGCCAAGTCTCCGCCCAGCCACGCACCGTGGCCGACAGCGTCACCCCGCCTTTGTTGATCGCGCGCGCCTCCAAGATGATGAAGGTCACGAACAACGCGGATAGCCACAGAAACCAGACGCCACTCCAGTCCAGCGTCATAACGGGTCAACGCACTGCGCGCTGCTCACCCAGCGTTCCCACGCTTCGATGGTGCCCCAATTCACCTGAGTCGACGCGAGCCTACGACGATCGTGGCTGCAGCCGGGGATCATCACCGCCAAGCGCTGGCATTCCAACGCATTGCCGCGGAACAGCTCACAGGAGAACGCGGACGGCATGCGCGCGTCGGCGAACTCAACCGCGATGGTGACCACGTGGGTTTCCATGCCGACCTCATCGGCGTTGAGGCGGGTCCGGAACGATCTCGTGCACCTTGCCATCGGGCGATGTGATCCGTACGCCATGTCCACTCTTCAGCGTGTCGACGATCTGCACGATCGCCTTCTGCGGAAACGCGCACGCCCACTCGTGGAGAAAGATGCGCAACGAGCTCGGCAGCACGTCGTGGCCCGCCATGTTCTCGGCAGCCTTCGCATGCGCCTGATCAGCCGAGGGGCGGGCGACGTTTTGCCTTCGCCCCGGAATCAAGCCCAGGGTAGATGTCCGCACGGGGCTCACCGAACTCCTCCTTCATCAACTCGAGCAGCACGTCAGCGTCCCACTTATACCGCTTAATGCGCAGCTCGTTCGCTCGCTTGGTGTCAGAACTCTCAGTGTAGACGAGCAGGCTGCCATCAGCCGGCGTCCTCGGAGTCCTCAGCCCACCGGCGGCTTCGCCGTCTTCCCGCTCGTGGCCAGGGGCCGGGACCCGTTCGTCTTCGGCACCGCCCCCGGCACCGGCTTCGCCCCCGGAGGCGCCGGCGGCATGCTCATGTTGATCAACCCCTGCTTCTTGGTCTCCAGCTCGAGCATGTCGTGCTCGTCCTCGTCCGGCTCGAGATCGTTCTCCGCCGCCGCTTGCTCGAAGCCCGGGTAGAACCCGTCCTCGATCACCTGGTTCGCTCTCGCCTCGCGCAGCACATCCGGATTGATCAGCCCCGTGTCCACATCGATCTTGTGCGCCTGCGCCTTCTTCAACCACACGTCCGCCTTCTGAACCTCGTCCATCTGCCAGAGAGGTTTCCATGTGTAATAAATCTCTTCTGGGCGGTCCCCTAAGGCGTGGCGTATGAGCACCTCATCCAATCGCGCGAGCGCAGGCTGGACCTTGATTGCTTGCTCAGACTGCAGCCGATCATAGTAGTTTCGGATGTCGGAAGCACCCGTCGCGTTCATGCCTGACGGCTCTCTCCCAAGTAATCGTGTCGCTGGGATGTCGGCAGCTCCTGCAGCGACGTTCATGTACATGCCCATCACTTGGTCCATGTTGCTGAACGTCAGCGCGATCCGCTCCCACTCCTCATTCGCATCAATCAGCGTGGCGTTGACCGTGCTCTTCGCCGCCATCGTGAACGAGAACCGGTTGCGCAACTTCTCGGTGCCAACCGTGGTCGACAACATCTCCAGTAGCCCTGGTATCTTAATCACGTCGAGCTTGGCCTCAGCAATCATCGACGCAATCGAACTATTGACGAGCCCGGCCGCTTTCACCGCGTCGATCACCGGCTGGAGACAACTGTCCGACCACGAGTCCTGCGAGTAGCTCAGGTCGGGATATTCCAACCCTAGCAACCGCACCACCCGCGACGGATGGATCAGCAGCTCATCCCCTGGCTTGTAACCTAGCGACGATAGCTCGAGCGGAGGCTTCACCTGCTCCTGCGCAATCGTCATCGTGTTCGTGCGCTTGTAATAGCTCGGCTCGCCATACCACGGAGACGTCAGGTCCTTGATCAGCGTCCCAGCCTCGAGCTCCCAGCGCGACACAACATGGACGAACGCGAGGTCGCCCTCGCCGACGCTTTCGACGTCCAGCTCCTCCTCGAACTTCTGGCCCTCGACGCCCATGATTAACGCAGCGCCGCCGAACAGCCGTGCCTTCGACATCGCCTGCATCAGCTTGCGCTGAATGCCGAGGTCCTTCTCGCACTCCTCGATCAGCTCGATTTCATCGTCGTCCGCGTGCCAGTCACGCCATGCCCGACACGAGTCGAACGCCGGAACGTCGATGATCTTGCGGCACAGCCAATCACCACGGTACGCGGCGTTTAGCTGTTCGGGGTCAATCAGCTCGAGCACGAACCTCTGCGCAGCGCTCTTGTCCTTGGCCGGGTCGCCGAACCCAGCCAGGAAGTTGCGCATGCCGTCGTAGACGGACTTCAGCTGAGTCACGGCCGCCATGTCAGGCCGCCCTCGCCCGCGCGATGGTCCTGTTGAGGATCGTTGTTCGGATGTGTGACGTCATCGTGCTCCCTTCGGGACACGATTTCTCAAGTCCCCAGTACAACTGTCCGAGCGTCATGTCGTGGTCACGAGCCATCGCCTTGAACATGCGCCAGAACTCAGCCTCCAGTGACACGCTGTACTTGTGCCCTCTGAACGAGAGCGAGTGCTTTGTCATCAAACTTGGCAGGTCCCCGTACATGTGCCCCTCCTATCGGAGCAACACCGACACCCCCCACATGATCAAACAAAGCAAGACGCCGGCACCGGCCCCGAGCCCGAACGCCGAGCGAACGTGGTGCGCCATGGAGGCGGCGATCTCGCGCGAGATCGCTTGCTCCTCGTTGAGCGCCGCGCGCAGCTGGTCGATCACCGTGTCCCGCGTGGACACCTCGATCGCCAATCGCTGGTTTTCACGCCGCGCCAGCTCAAGCTCCTTCGCTTGAGCGATGTAGCCTTCGCCGTCGCCGTTGCCTTTCTTGCCAGCCATTGTGTGCAGCCAGCTCACGGCGGCATCACAAACGGGGCGTGATTGATCGGCTGCGGCTCGTCGCTCTGCAGCTTAGGCAGCTGAGACGGCGGTCTCGGCAGCATTTGTCGGTACAGCTCCCGGTCCCGCTCCAGCGCATTGACGACGATCTCCACGACCTCCTTGCTGACGCAGTTGGCCATCAGCGAGTCGGTCTGCTGCTGCCATTTGATGATCTGATCTACCGCCATCTGGCGCTGCGCCAACGTCTGGCTGTTCGAGTAGAACAGGAACACCACCAGCGCGAAGTTCATGACCACGAGCGCGAGGCTCAGCGGCTGCATCTTCATGATCTCCATGAAGGTGCCAGTCGCCTTGCCGACCTCCTCGGTGATGCCACCAGGGTTCATACCGCACTCCGCAGTCTGTGCCCTGATTCAGTTTGGTCTAATCACCATCAGCACGAGCATCGCCAACACGAAGAAAATGATCGCCACACCCCAATGGACAAAGTACGCGAACCCAATCGTCACGAGAGAGACGGCTAGGTTCGCCGCCAGCCAGATGACCACCTCACCATCTCCACTGTGACGGGTAGCCCGGCCACTGCTGTTGGGGCTGCTGGTAAGTAGGTCGTGGAGCCGCGCGCGGTGTCGGCTTTGGCTTCGGCTTAGGCTTCGGAGGCGGACGGTCAACAACCTTCTCTCGCTTGCGCTTGCCTTTAACGTCAGCGTCGTATGGCGAGGGTGGGGGCTGATCGAAGCGCATCACCGCTTCCTTGCCCCACGAATAATGTTCGTAGTCCTCGACGTTGCAACTCGTGGGCACCGGCCCGAACACGATCAGCGCCCCTCCGTAGGTCACAACGCCGCGTATGGCGTAGCTGATCGCCTTGCAGTCCTTGCTGAATGCCCACGCCTCCCCGATCAGGATGTCTTCTTCCCACTGACCACGGACGAGCATCGTGCCGTCTGTGACGCCAAGCTCGCGCAGGTTGGCAGGAACGTTCGCGCCGAACGCGATCTCCATGCCGTTGTCGGCTGCGCGCCTGAGCACCATCTCGGTGCCGTCGTGCCAGACCTTGCGCGCTTCCTCAGCGTGTGCCGGCGAGCTCAGAAGGAGGAGGCACACGGGTATTGGCGCGCACCATGTTCTCGATGTCTTCACGCGTTGCTGCCCACGTCCGTTCCCCTTTGAGCAACGCTTCTACATCAAAGATCACATCCCACAGCGGGTCCATCGAGCCCTTTTTTTCGGTCAGGTATCGGGCCCGATACAGCCACGCCTGCAGCTCGATGTCAGTCATCGAGGCCTTCCGCGAACAGGTTGTACCCTGCCCCAGCGGTGATCCGGTTGAACGCGCCGGCGGCAGCATCGATCTGGTCCTTCGCCTTACCGAACGGGAAGCTCTCCATCTCCTCGAGGAAGTCGTGGTGCCAACCGCCCGCGACCAGCCACACATTGCCGTTCTGCACCTGCGCGGAAAACGGCTCGGCCCGGATCACCTTGTCGCCCGTTACCTTGTCGGCAAAGGCCCGGAACCCAGCCAGCATACGGATGCTGGCCTCAGCAGACTCTTTGCCACCCGAGCCCGGCTCTTGTTCGACTCCAACTTCATACGTTCCGGCTGCAAGGTTTGCACGATCATGCTCGGCCCAGAACTTGATGCGCTGCTCGCGGTCGAGCGCGTTCCACTGGCCTCTAACGACGTGCTCGATGATATAGCGGCCGTCCATCAAGAGGTGCATCAGCACGCCCGCGGTATGCGCGCCCTCGTCCTCGGTGCCGGCCTTGTCCCAGTACCGCACCGACCGCCGCACATTAGAACGGTCTAACATCGGCACCGCGTGCAGCCGCTCGATCGGGAACATGCCGCCGCCAACGACGTATGGCGACTGCTGGAACAGCGCTTCCCAGCTCGCTTCGGACAGGAGTTTTTTGCGTTCTAGCAAGAACTCCAACGACTTATGCTCGGGGAAAAGCGCCTCACCTTTGTCGCGATACAGCTCGTTGCGGTCGGCGATCGCTTTGAAGTTGAGCACCCGCGTGTTGGGGAAACGGTCCAGCCAACGCCCGGTCGGGTCGTCCACGTGCCACCGCGTTTGGATCATCACCATGCCGGCGCGATCTGAGAACCGGTTGAAGAAGTCGTCCGATAGCCAATTCCAGGTCTTGTCCCGGATCACCGTCGACTGCGCTTCGGCACGGCCTTTGATCGGATCGTCTATGACCCCAAGGTCGAGCCCGAAGCCGTTGATCTTGCCGTTGATCGTGGTGTTGCGGAACGAACCGTTGCGGCCCACGAATTCGAGGAAGGTCGTGGTTCTGCGACGATGGCCACTCCCCTCCCCGCCTTCGCCTCCGTAGAGCCGGGTCTTGGGGAAGATCGCGCGATAAGCCGGCGTCGCCATCATGCGCTGCATATGCAGGTTGCAGCTCATGCCCAGCTCGTCCGCGTAGCTCGCAAATAGCGTCTTGCTGTCCGGGTCCTTGCCCGCCACCCAGCAGCAGAAGTCCTTCATGGTGTCCGACTTGCCGTGCTGCGGAGGTGCGCCCAGCACCAGCTTCGGCCGCTTGCCGGCTTTGAGGTCGTACCAAAACGTCGTCAGGTTGTCGGCCACCTCTTGCTGCCACCAACCCTCGATCAGGTTGGGGCGCACCATGCACCGATATGTCCAGAAGTCCTTGCGCGCTAACGCGTACCAGGAATTCTCCCAGAGCTTGGCGCCCTCCGGATCGAGCGGCTTGTCATCTACCGTTCGTCGCGTGGCCGTTGCCCGCGTGCTCTCCTGTATCGTCATCGCTCAGCTCGTGGTCCAAGATCAGGGGACGCTCGATCAGGTGGTCAACCGAAATACCCTTCCTGATCATACGGTGACGTACCTCAACCACCGTCATGTATTCCTCAGCGTCCTCAGGCTGCTCTTCACGCACTGTGATCGAGGCTAGGCGCGGGCGCTCATACGGCAGCCGCAGCGCCAACAAGTCCTTCATGTGCTTGAGCCATTCCCAGAACTCAGCTTTGTCGCCACCCTCGCGCGGCGTGCCGTTCGGATTGTAGGGCGACGTGATTGCCAGCGCACCAGCCACGTATTTGGTGAGCTCGCGCGCATGATCCAACGAGCCTTTATCGCCCCTGTGCTCCGCAACGTTCTGGAGGTGGCGCACCTCGCTCTTGGTCGCCTCCATCAGCTTCTCGCGGTTGGACTTTCTGCGCAGATCGGGGTCCCGGATGCGCTTCTTTGTGCTCTGGACGGATGGCGCACTAACGTCCTTCATGCTGGCCATGGCGTCCGGTCCTTAGATTCTACGCGCGGCGTATGGCAATACGACGTAGCCGTGGTCCACGATGGAGATCGTGTCACCCCATCCACCACACCATTCGCTGAAGTCGAAGTAGCAGAGGATGGGTCCGTGGTGCGACCAGATCATGGGGCTCATCTCGAAACAGGTGGGGGCCGGTACCTACCCGGCGGAACGTCGGATCGACGGGCCAGCCCCCTTGCCTTCCCTGGTCCGCCCCACAGTAACGTGGGCAGGGTTGGCAACTCTTCAACTCAGAACGGGCACCTTCTGTTCGTTGAGGTGCTGGCGGATCGCCTTGTCCACGGCGACGAAGCGCTTGGCAACGCCATCATTGTCCGCGAGGTCGGTCAGCCGCGCGCCGACCGCGGCCATCTTGCCAGCCTCCTGCCAAAACTGCACGGCTACGTCGTCTTGGTAGATTGCAACGAGCGTATGCACGGCCGGGTAGTCGCGCTCGATTCCACGGCCCACAGCCATCGCGCAGTCGACCGCAGCGATCTGGACCGGGGTCATGTCTTGTACCTCAACTCGGGCGGGAACGTGCGCAGCGTGTGCCCGCTCAGGTGATCCGGGTCGGGAACGCGCAGCTCTGCCTCCCTCACCTTGGCGAAGTGCGCGCAGGTCGGGCAGTCCCCGGCGAAGCCGTGCGCGCAGGGCTTGCGCTCGCGCTCGATGCTCTCTGCCAGAGCCTTGCCCAGAATCTCGATCGGTACGCTGGTCATGGACACGGCACCGAGGCCAACAGAAACAGGAACCAGAACAACGCGGCCCAGAACAGCATGAATGGCAACAGCGGGAAGCTCGCGGCCCACAGCAAGTAGGCAAACGGAATGCGCCAACCGTCGTAACGCTTGCCCTCGTATGTCACGAACGTCATTTCGGCACGTCCTGCGAGGAGCCCATCCACATCAGCGCCAAGCTGGAGGCGGCACCGCGCACACCATGCGCGTTCGCTTCGCTCGGCAGCATCAGATCGGCCACCCGCTTAAGTACTTCCTCCCAGTCGCCACCGAGAGCAACCGCAACGCTGGCCAGCTCGGCCGCGCGCACCATGGGATCGAACTCCTGCTCGGCGTTTGTGTAACCGATCCTGATCAGCTCTCGCCGGTACTGCTCAAACCGCTCCCTGGCGCGCTCGCGCTCCTCCACCGGCAGGTTGTCGAACTGCTTGATGATCGCGGTGTGGGTAGGGTCGCTCATACCACAACCGCTTCTCCGACCTTGCGCAGCGTGACTGGGGTAATGTCAGTATAGGCGTACCAGAGCGCCTCATACACCACGAAATACGCTCCAGGGGCCCCCGCAGCCAGTTCTCGGCACCTTTGCTTGGCGGCATCCAGGGTTGAGTGCAGCTCGGTCTGCACTGCACCCAGCGCCCCTAGCTCGCCAGGATCGGAGCCGTCATCCGGCGGCGTGAACCCGCCTACGATCCAGTGCTTTCTGATCGCTGCGGTGTTCGTCGTGTCAGGCATTGCGGACCTTCGGACGGTTGGGACGCCGCTTCAGAAACTCTGTAAGCAGCAGCTGGTCACGCTTCGCCGTCGTCCGCATGCCGTCCCGATCGATCTGGAACGAGAACTCGACGCCGCACTCCCCACAAATCAGTGGTTGGTACGAGATCGTAGACAATGGCTCCGGCCAGTCCGCGACGATTGCGTTGCCCGACTGGTGATGGCAAAGCGGACAATGAAGCTCCATCCGGACCATTTATTGCTGCCCGCTGCGATTGGCCGCCGCTTGTGTGGCGTCCGAGGTCAAGCGCAAGCCGTCCACCTGGCGGTTCGGTGAAGCCGGCACGATGCATGAGAACGCGATCGCTGCCGCGAAGATGGCGACCTGTTTCATAGATCATGCGCTCCCTCGCCCGGTCGAACTCCATTCCAGCCCGACCCTGGTCTCGTGCCCGCGATTGCGGCTGATCATGGTCTCGTACGCCACCACGCGCGCGATCAGCGTGCCGCCTTCGTTAACCCAACCGACCACGCGCTCGTTCATCGCGTCGTCTGTCCATTCGAACTTCTGCCCGCCTCCGCGCACCACCATGATGCGCTCCTCTTGGCCGTACTGCGGGACATTGATGTTGCCGTACTCGCCCCGCAAGTACGCGTCCATGGTGTCGACCGCGTTCTGCAACTTGTCGAAGTACACCGTCCGCCAGAACACCCGCGCGCGCCACGGCACCAGCTCGATCGCGGCGTCGACCGCCTCGTTGACCTTGACCGCGGTTGCCAGCGCGGCACCGCCGAGCGCACCCGCCACGGCGCCACAAACGATCATCCTGCGCCGAGTAATCATGGCACCGTCCGTCTATTGGCGAGCATCAACTCGATGAACGTTTTGAGCGGAACGTAGCCGATGGCAAAGCCAGCACCGGCTGCCACAGACATGAAGAAAATGGTTGACCCGGTTATGGTTATAGTCGCGTCCATAGCGGCAGCACTCGACGGGCAGTCGCGTTCAGGTCGAACCCCCACTCCAACACCCGTTCCGCGGCAACGCTGCCCTGGTTGCGTCGGGTCTATGGTGCTGTTGGCGTATGTACTTCGACGTGCCGCTTGTCTTTTCGCGAATGTCTGCGTCTCTTACGTTTCTTGGTCGGCGGAGGTGGCGAGCTTACGACTGAAACGTCCCTGCTGTCCACGTCCACAGGTACATACCGCCCCAGCCATTCAAATTCGAGCCGCAATCGGCCATCCTCGGCAACTCCCTGGTAGACTGCTTGGTGACCGGACGCTGGCCCGTAGCCACCTACAATGACGCGATCACCGCGTTGAAAAGGTTCGGGGATTTCTTCGGGAGGGAGAACGTCAGTGCCGCCACATCGCTCGATCAGCCGATCTACGACCGGCTGGTGCAAAACGCCGATCCGTTCGCCGAACATGACAAGGCCCAGCACCTTAGTGGCGTCACGCAATACGTCCCAGCACAACTCAGTGTGCACGAAGATGTAGCGGGGGAACGCTGGCAGGATGCGCTCGACCACGCGCCCACGATAAACCGCAGAGGCGCGGCGCTTGAAGCAAATATGATCGTAAGACAGACGCCGCAGGTCTTCGGAGACTAGGTGCTCCGAATTCGGATGCGTCACGGCCAGCGTCCAGTCGACCAATCGGTGGCCCCTTCGATAGGATCGAATCAGGAAGGCTTGACCGTGGCTTACACCACGTTCGGTCGAACGTCCAACATTATGGACAAAAAAAGGCCGCCTCGAAGAGAGGGCGGCCAAACAAAAGGAGGAGTTAAAGGACCTATAGCGCAGACTAAAGCCCAGCCGGCGGCGATTCGTCAAGCGGCTTCTTGGCGTCCAGCAGTTGTAGCAGCGCGGTCGCCACCTCGCGCGATAGCACAATCGCCCCCAATGGATTCCCGCTGGCAGGAAGCCGGTACTCGATCAGCTCGCGCAGCTTGGCCACGGCCTCGGCTGGCGTCGTCATGCCACCTCCTCGTCGTTCGGCCACGCGTCCACGATGGTGACCCGGCGCTCGCGCCCGAACTTGAGCACCAGCTGATCGACGTGCTGCTTCAGCTCCCACAGCGTCAGCGGTCCCTTGATCATTTCCGCCAGGGCCGCGTCGAGCGGGCTGACGTCCACTTCCTTCTTGTTCATTTCGGCCCCACGAGGTGAGTTGGAGGTGTCGGCATCCTGTCCTTGTGCCGCGTTGGACGCCACAGGTGCAGCGTAAACGGGTGACAGTTCACGTAGTCGATCTTGCGCGGGTGAAATTGAACCACCAGTTCGTCCTCCTTCCAGAACAGCGCCTTGACCACGCACATCTCCATCCAGATCGGACAACGATCGGGCGTCGACACCGAGACGTGCTCCCACCACGCGGAGGTGCGGTCGGCCCTATTGGCGATGATCCGCAGCTCGGTCCGAGCTGCGTCTAACATGACCTCCAGCTCGAACGCGCCGAAGGGATCGCCGGGATTGCTGGCCCAGTCGCTGTCCGCCAGGATGCGGCAGCGCTCGATCTCCTCTGGCCAGGGATCACGCACGCCAGCCTCCCGGCCCGAACATCTCGCGCTCGTTCTCGGGCACGAGGTGGTCAATCAGCGCGATGAACATCGCGCGGAACTCAGGACGTGCTGACGGCTCGAGCCCGGCGAGGTAGGTCGCCGTCATGTCGGCCAGCACAGCAGATTGAATTTCAGGTTCCTTGCCCTTCAGGATTGGATGCAGGTGCTGCCTAATCGCCTTGCGCAACCTCCGCGCCGTCCACTCCAGCTCGCGCATGCTCGCTGCCATCTCCGGGTCCGACATCCTTGTCCCTCCACAGCTCGGTCTTGGCGATCTTGTGCTCGCGCTTCTTGATCCAGCTCGCGGCGCGGTCGTTGAGCATCGGCCACGCGGGAAGATCGATGTCCGCCATCTGCTGGAACGCCTCGTCGCGGTACGCCCACGTCGATTCCTCGGCGCAGGCGTCCTCCTCGATGATGATCGCGCGCTGGCCAATCCGCATGGCGCGCAGGGCCTGCCTAAACCACGTCTCCTGCAGCGACGGCCAGGAGCAGAACACGGTGCGGTCGCGGAAACGGCGCACAGCTCGCTTGGCCGGCATCCTTTGTTGCGCCGGGTCGTACACGCCGAGCTTGATCCATGAGTGGCCGATGCCGCTGTCGGTGCCAATCACGTCGATGTTGCGGTGGCGCATCAGCGCGGTCAGGTAGCCAGAGCCTGCTCCGACCTCGACGATAGGCTGGTGCGCCTCCAGCGCGTCCAGCAGCTCTTTGCATGGGATGCTGAACCCGAACTCCTTGATCGCCTTGGTGCGCGTGTCGTACATGATCCGGGTGCGCTCGACGCGCTCGTTGACGTCGAAGTTCTTCCCCTCAAGGATCGGATCGGTGCCGAGCGCCCATGCTCGCCGGTACATCAGGAAGTCGGCGCCCCACCGCTCGATGATCTGGTCGTGCGACCACACCGGCTGGCCGGTCGCCCAGCCGCGCATGGTCTCGATGATCTGGTGGTCCGCCTCGATGGTTAGCGGTCCCGCGATGCCCTGCACCACCATGTTGAAGTCGCTCATGGCTCGATCCTTTCCACGTCCTCGCGCGAGCCGAATTTGGCCAGGATGATGACCCGGTCCGCCCGCCGGGCGATCTCCCGCGCCAGAGGGCCCAGCTGGGCCAGCTGGGCGGGGTCTGCAGCGATTAAGGGTACGAAGGGGTATGGACCTAGCGGCCCGGCGCAAACCCCCTCACCGGCCTCGTCAAGGCTCAGGAAGGCCCATATATGGTCGATCCGCCGCAGGTGGTTGCCGGGATCGTGCAGCCGCTGCTCGGCATAGCCGGGCACCGCTTGCCCCAGCCGCAGTTCGGCGTTCTCGGCATGCAGCCGCGCGATCTCCTTCTCGGCGCGGTCAAGCGCCGCCTTGATCTCGTTCCAACCAGTCATCCCATCCTCCCGAGCGCGGCAAGCTTGGCTACGATCTCCTCAGTCGTGTGTTCCGGTGCTTCGGTGCCGTGCATGACGACGTGCCATTGATGGTCAGACACCATCGGCGGAGCGAAGATCGTGAACGCTTCATGCGCTCCGGTTCGCACAAGGGCGACATAGCCTTCGCGCGCACGCCGCTCGAGGTAAGCGCGAAGCGCTGGGTCTTCGTGGGCGTCCGGGTAGGCCGAATCGAGCCACACTTGAATGACCGGGATGTCGTTCTTTACGCCCTCGCTTTCGATCTGGATGAAGTCCGGGACAAGATCGATGACGTAGTGCGAGCGGTCAGGCCTGCGCAGGTCGGCCGTGTCGTCATTCGACAGCCAGCGACACGTCCAGATCGCACAGTCGATCGGCCGCTTGGCGTAGATCGCGCAGCCGGTGTGGCGCTGGTGCTGACAGCGCTCGCCAGCTCCCTTGCGCAGTGCTTTGACCGGCACCAAGCGGCAGCACAGCGAACATTCCCCGCATTGCCTCTGCATCACAGCGCCTCCATAAATGCTTCGTCACCGAACACAACGGCGATGTCCCCGACCAGAAAGTCAGGCGAAGCGCCGCAACCGACAGCCTTACGCATCGCATTGTCCCAAAGCTTGGTCGCCGGCATGTTCATCGGCAGGCCAGTCAGCTTTCCGTTCTCGTCACAGAACGCAACGCATCGATGCTGCTTCTTGCCGTGCTGGATCGTGTTGAAGTACGGGACAATCTCAATGTGACCGCCTCCAATCCCGGCCTTGAGCACGTCGAGCGTAGGCGAACCGTCGATCTCCCGAACCTCTGGAATTGTCGTTCCTGGCCGGTACACAAGGATCGTGCCCTTCATTTCTTGTCCTCCCATTCGTGCCCAAGCAGCAGCATCACGACATGCTCTGCCCATTCGTTATTTCCGCCGCGCGAGCGCAGCCAGTCGTGCAGACTTTCCTTGTCGAGACAGGCGATGTCGACGCTCGCCGGGCGACCATCCACCAGCGCCCGCACAATGATTCCGGTGTTGTCGTCGAGGTGCAGGCGCGCCGGATCAGTCTTGAGAACTTTCATTCCCCCCCTCCATTGTTTCACGTTGGACGCAAAGAACTGTACGAACGCGACGAACCGCAAATTGCGCGCCATTCGTTTTTTGGTGGGATGGGCTAAACGCCAGCGCTTGGTGTATTCGGTATGGCAACGTCGGCACGCCCACCGTTTGCTCGCGCTGCCACCCCGCTTCTTAAAGCGAAGATTGTCTGGCGTGAGCGCATGCCCTTGAGGGCAGTGCGAGGGTGCCATGCTGCCCTCGCCGCGGGGCAGCGGCGGTCGTCCCCGTCGCTTCATCGGCACCGACGTCACAGCTCGTATTCCTTCTCGATCCGACCCCGTGCTAGGTCGCCGCGAGCATGCGGACTCCAAAAATAAACTCCGGATTTTCTTGTCTTAAAATGACCTCGGACGAAATGACCGCGCATGGGCGTATGGTCGCCGCGGCTCTCGCCCAGCGCATACACGCGCTTTGCTTGCCGGTGCGCGATGTGCAGAACCTTGTGCTCGAACAACGGCAGCACCCCGCGCTTGCGCCGCGCCTTGTTGAGCCGGCTTAGATCGGTCTGGTGCAGGTCCACCGCATTGCGCGCATTGAGCAAGCCGATCACGGCGAGCAAATAGCTCGGCTCCCCCGCCCAGTCCGCCCGCGCCAGGGTGGCCATGGCCTCGTAGAACTCGCGCCAGCGATGCTTCGGAATGCCGATCGGCAGCGGCATGTCGTAATCCGCCCGGCACGGATTCGTGTGCCGCAACATGGCGAGCTTGACGCTCTCGCTTGATTGCGTCCAACCAGGGTGCGGCCCGATATCCATGTTGAGCAGACCTTGGTCGGCCATGCGCTGCCGCTCCGCCCGCTCGTCCTCGACGCTCGGCAGCGCCTTTTCGGAAGTCAGTGGCGCAGTCATGTCGAAGTCCATGGCCAACGACGCCGCCGAGCATTGTCCATTCGGGATCGACCACAGCATGTGCGCCCGCCACGCGCTCAGATCGTCGCGCGTCGCCGACAGCAAGTAGCCCACGCGGCGCGGCTGCACCTGAAAAGCCGGCGCGTGCATTTGCGCCGCCGAGAAATTCGGCCGCTCAATATGCACAAAC